CTAAATCTGGGTTCGGTTGTTCCTGCACCAGTACCATCATCTACTTGTTGGGAACAATAAACTGATGCTGCATAAAAACTAAATTTATCTAAACCTGATTCCTGTAAATGATCTCCTAATCCATACCTAGATGACGTTAGAAGGTCGTATAAACACCAAGCAGGATCATTTGTATATTGTGCAGCACCAAGTGTTCCATTAAAGATTCCTGCATAAGATAGGCTTCCATCTGCATTGACTGTTGCATTATGAGGAATTTTTACTTTTATACCTTTTACTAAATATTTTCTGGTAGGAATTGATGAAAATTGTTCTGCATCAACTTTCAAACCCACTAATGCACTATTAGGATAAGTTCTTTGATCATATTTAATTTCTACATAACTGTTAAATTGAATTTCATTAGCTAATTTAGCTGACGTACTATCAGCAGTTATTCTTGTAACTTTAATATTTACAGGAAAAGCACCACTTAAATTTATTAAATAATCTCTTTGATAAGTGTCAGGAGTTCTACCTGTAATAGTTCCTGCATTACCAGAAACAACAGTTGAATATGATCCACCACTATATTGAACAGCGATCTCTAACTGAACCTCTGTACCAAAAATATCTCCTTTATCACTTACAGATTGTAAAGAAGGAACAGTGATAGTTACTGAAACCGCATCAACACTAGAATCTGTTATTTGAACAACCCTAGGCGTTGCCTGTTCTACTGTAGAAAATCCTGTAGATTTTGTAGTTTCTACATTTTTTGTTATTGGAATATTAGTTTGACTAGAAGTACCAGTTCTAGCTTCAAAAGTTACATCTTTAAAATTAAAAGTGCCATCAGCAGCTTGTAATGGTGTGTTATTTAAAAATATAGATTTTGCACCATCTACTAATCCTTCAATCTCCCCTTCGCCTATTAAATCTAATACTTTAGCAAATTGTTTTGAGTCAAGATTATCTTTAGCTTCGGTAGGAGTACCACCTCCACCACCTCCACCTTTTCCGCCACCACCACCAGAACCGATAACTTTACTCATACTTCCACCTGTGCAGTTTCAATACCAGCAGATATTACTACTGATCCAGTTAATACTTCACCATAAATAACAGGAACAGCAACACCAGCACGACTTGTATTTTGTATTCCACTAAAATTAAAAGATAATCTAGGATCTTGTTCTGTTTCTGAAACAGTGGGAACAGGAGTTAACATCTCACTAATTCCACTTAAAACTAATGCACCACCTATGGCTATAGTAGCTTTTGTTAATGCTCCTGCGGAAGCAAAACCTGGTGCATAAGGAACTACAGCAGGATTAAAAAAACTTGCAAAAGTTATTCCACCAGTTGCCATTCCTATACCAATTAATGCAGCACCAAGTAATATTTTTCCTGTACTACCACCAGCACCACCGACTACAGGAATGATTTTTATATCTTCTTGTCCATTTGGATAATGTAATTCTTTTTCTTCTAACTCCCAACTATCAACAGCAACTTTATAATATCTATCTGCCATATGTTTTTCTAACTGTGGAAAGTTAACAACTAAAAATCTTATTGCCTGTGCAGCACTATGCACTTCAGCTTCAAAAGTCTTTTGACCTAAAAACTTTGCCAGTTCTCCGTATAGCTTAATTTTACGCAGCATAACGAATCCTTTTACCTATACATTTTAACAGCCATTCATCTAATAGATCACGACTTGATAACCTATTTTGTAGATGATGTAAAACTGTTTGTTGTCCTAAGTAAACACCAATATGATTTAATCCGCTACTACTTATTGACATTAATAATAAATCTCCATATCTTAAATCTTCTGTTGGTAATAATTCTCTAAATCCTGTTTTTGCAAAACAATCTTCAAACATTGGATTTTTTATAAAATCTTCTGGATTATTTGGTCTGATCCAATCAATAAGTTCTATTCCTAACTCTTGTTTATACCAATCTCTACATAAACTCCAACAATCAGTAACACCCCAAACCCATGTCCTACCAATTAAAGGAGCTTCATAACCACAAGGTTCACAATAACCCCATTGTTTTAAATTAGGTTGAATTATCCACCATTTTAAATCTGACTTTTCACAAGCAACTCTATCTGCCTCACTTGGCTTTTCACTTGTAACAGGATGACTATGAACAACAGCAACTATTTCACCTTCATCTTCCGCTTTTACCCAATCATCTGCGTCAATAATAAATTGATCTTTTGGATCAAAAGCTAAATTTTTACAAGGAAAATATACTTCTTTCCCTTTTTTAATTATCAAAAGACCACACGATTCCCTTGGGTCTTCTTTTATTGCGTGTTCTAGTGCATCATCTCGCCACATTATGAGAAAAAAGTACCAATTCCAGGAAAATCTGCTGGTAATACTTGTCTTTTAGGTAGTCGAACACCTTGTATATCATAAGTAGCAGCTAATTCAAATTCAACTATGTCTCTAGTTTCTGTAGATTTTCGATCAATTATAAAAACTTGTTCATCAAATGTAGCAGTAGGATCAGGCGTACCAAATGGATTGATGCCAGCTTCCATATCTATCTGACTGCCATTCTCTTGCAATAAAAAACTACCATCTTCTAATAAAATATCTCCACCAGTAAAATTAACATTATCAATATATCTACTTAAAGTTCTAATACGAGTAACTTTTGCTCCTTCTAATCCTTGAGGTAAAGTTAAAATTATTGTTGTAAAAGTTCCTAATATATTAGATATTCTTAAACGTGGTCTAGGAGTCTGTTTACCATTAAATTCAAAACCTTCAGCTTCTATTGGCATCTTTGTATACTCGATATTATTAAAAATTACATTGCTATTTTCGTTAGTATTTACTCCGTTATGAAAATAATATTTTGTGTTAGAACCATGAATAGCAGTTATCAGTTCAAGTTGAAAAAGCTCGATAATACTACTTGGATTTACTTTTTGTAACTCAGATACAGGGCTAGTCATTAAGGTTCAAATACTTGCTGAAACGTCATATTTAAACTAGCTCGATTTACATAAGGAATTGTTTTATTCCAACTAAGACATATCCATTTATAAGCAGCACCACTTCCAGGAGGCTGCCAATCAAAAGATTCACGATCTAAAGCTCTTGCTTCAAGAAATGCCTCAATCGTATCTGAATCTGCTTCGCTTACTTCAAAATTAAGTGACCAAACATAAGGAATTGTATTTAATCCAAACGCAATTCTATGTTGGTAACCATCATTAAACTGAGCAATATTTATTTTTGGTGTTGTATTCTTACGAGCATTATAAGTAGGTTGAATTGATGGGAAAGTAGCCATTAGCTTAATAAACCTCCTGGTCGTCTTTGTTTAATCAATTCTGATTGTATTGCTGCGGACAACATTTGTCCTAATTCTTTACCTCTTTCTTCATCCCCTTCAACAGAAGATCCAGAAGCATTTACATTTACTACAACATTAGTTGCACTTCCCATATCTGAATTAGGAACTATACGACCACCTGCATTTGGAACAAACATTTCTGGCCCACGTTCTCCAACCATATAACTTTTACCAGCACTAACAGGACCTCCATTTGCTCTGAAAAATCCACCGACCCCTGGAAGTCCACCAAGAAAAGCATTTACACCAAATCTAATTAATGATCTTTGTATTTCAGTAAATACACTACGAGCAACATCTCCAAGAGTCTTAGTACCATTTATTGCACCTTCTATTGCGTCAACTAAACCTGTTTCTATTGATGAAGCAATACCATCGTATAATGATTGAATTTTTTTAAGAGCTTCTCTTTGTCTTAAATCTCTTTCAATTTGATCTGCATCATATTTTAGATTAGCATCTTGAGCTTTTTTAATAATCATGGCTTTTTCTTGTTGTATTCGTGCTTCGGCAGAACCTAAAGTAATTGCATTATTTAAAAAAGTAATCGAATCTTGCAAATTTTGTGTAATAGCTTCATATTCTAATCTTCTTAATTCTGCTTCTTTTGCTGCTGCTTGTTCTTTTTTTCTTATTACCATTAATTGAACTATTTGGTTATCTAATTGTTGTTTTTTATTTCTATTTCTTGTTCTTTCTTTTTGTGCAAGTAAATCTATAATTTCTGCATCTGTTTTATTTGTTGGGTCAAATACAGTATTATTTGCCTCATTTAATAAATTAGACCTTTTAAATCCTACAACTCTTCCTTGTGATGCAGCGTTTGAAGCTTTATTAAATAATTTTAGTATTTCAACTCCAAGCCTTGTAAAGAATTTAGTCATTTCATTAGTAAAATCTTGAGTTCCTTCTGTAAATTGTTTTAATGCTTTTACACCATCTGCACCAATAACTTTAGTTGTTTCTTCAACAGCAGCATTGTAAGCAGCTTGTTTACCTTGTGTTTGTTGAATTAATTTAAGATATTTTTCTGTTTGTGTACCTGTTATTCCTATAGCTTTTGCAACTGTTGGAATATCTAAAGTTAAAGGATCAAGAGCCTTACTAAATTCTTTTAATTCTTCAATAATTGCAGTTATTTGTTGTAAAACAGCAGTAGCAACAAGACCACCTGCAAAGCCTCCCATTTGACCACCAATCTTAGTTCCTGCAAAACCACCAGTAAAACCAGCAATACCTCCAGCTAAACCTTGTCCGAATAATAATGGAAATGCACCACTAACTAAACCACTTGTTAATGCACCACCTCCCATAACAGCACCTCTAGCATTAGCTAAAAATCCTTGATTCATTCCAGGAAACATAGCCTGTTTTTTCTTTGCACTAGCATTTTTAGTAGTTGCACTTGTGTTCTGAGACATTAATCTTGTTTGATTTGCAATTGCCTCATTCATCTCGTTAAACATTACTGAACCAATCGCAACCTCATCTCTCATCATTTCAAATGCTTCTAAAGCAGCCATTTGCTGTTTTCTAGTTGTACCGATTACCTTTCCTGTTTGATTTACTTGTTTTGCATACCTTCTAATTTGTCCTGTTGCCTCCGCAACTTGATCTCCTACTTTTCCTCTGATTGCTTTTCCTAAATCTAAACTTCTAATTTTACTAACACTTGTCTCTAACTCTTTTGCTTTTGCCTTTGCTTTATCAAGCTGAGACAAGCCAATAGTTCTAAATTTTATATTTACTCCGTAATCAGCCACAGAAAAAACAAAACTTTATTTTAGTGTACCGCTTTTAGTGTTTTCTTGCCCGTGATTTATCTTTTGCGTTTTGTATTGCTTTATCTTCTAGTTCCTTTTTTAATTCAAAAAAAGCTACCCAATGTATAAGTTCTTCTTGAGTTAATTTATCTGTAAGTTCTGTTATGGTCATTCCTAATTCTTTTGCAAGAAAGAATATAAAAAACCAATCATTTTTAGCTTTTTAAATCTGCTTTCGCTTCCTCCAATTTATATTCAGCACCAGAATTTAACATGGCAAGTTGTATATCTTGTAATGCACCAGCATTTACCTCTCTTCTTAATGATGCTTTATGACCATCTTGAAATAATCGCTTACCATCTTTATCTAATGCTTTTGTAATCATAAGATTCAAGGCAAACTCATCTCCCGAAGCAGTATCTCCTGATTTTGCAATAATTGATTCTCTTTCTGCAATAGTTAATGGATTCCAATAAATTTCTAAAACTGTTTCTTCTCCATCTTTTAATTCATACAAATATTTCTGGCTTACACCAAATTTGTTCTTAAGCAGTTCAATCGCTTCCATAGTAATCTAATATAATATTTATATTATACTTATATTAGGCATTAGCAGTAAATTGGCAAGATATTAGACCGACAAAATGACTTCTATCTTCAATCTCTAATGGGGTCACACCATTAATATCAAGAACTCTTGGTTTACAACTAAATGTATCGCTATAACCAGAAGCATTAACAGAAGTAAGCCCATCAATAACAGCTTCTCCTATCGCAGAAAGCGTTGCAGTACCTTTACCCTTTGGAACATATACATTACATTGAATAACACCAGCATAATAATCTGAAGCTGCTCCCTGATTTTGTAAAGTTGCCTGAGTAAATTCAACTGACATTAAAATATATTTTTTAGTTTTACCAGGTGTAGTGTAATGAACATTGTCATAAACCATTTCAACAGTATTATCTGCTGCTGCAACTGCATCTGTTACTGCCTTTTCAAAAGCTGCTCTTGCGTTTACTAAAGTCATAATTAAAATTCAGTATATTTAATACCAGCAGGTCTTTGTGTTGCAGTAGATCCAGGAGAGTTATTAAATGTTGTACTACCTCCGAGAAATAACTTACCTTTATCTGTCATAGTTTCTTTTATCATTCTTCCTAATGATCCTTGAATGAATAACTGTAATTTACCACCTTCTAAAGCATAAACAGAATATTCAACTCTATTACCAATAAAAACTGATCTCCTATAATTAAATGCCCTCTTTACAGGAAATCTAGGTTCTATTATAGGTTTTACATTGTAATAACCAGTAGATTTGTTTGCTGCATTTGCAGTACGATTTTTAAGAAACTCTGCCGTAGCTTGTTGTTTTATACCAGCCCACGGAGAAAACTTTTCAATAGCATCTCTAGGTTTTACAGGACTTCCTTGTGCAACCCAA